CGCGAGTGGCAAGCGGTTTGTCGGGAACCAGATTGTCGGCGTCATCAATATGTCGATGGCGCTGTTCGATGAGAGGTAGCAGAAGGAACGGTTTATGGTTGACGAAGTGACAGGCAACCCGGCTGAAGCCGGCTCTGTCGAGACTGAAGCCCCGGTTGATACGGCTCCGACAAGCGAGCCAAAGTCGCTAATCGAAGGCGGCGGCTCAGAAGCGCCGGTTGCGACTGGCCCGGCTGCATGGCCTGAGAACTGGCGCGAGGATTGGGCCGGCGGCGATGACAAGGCGCTCAAGCGTCTGGCCCGTTTTACCGATCCGAAGTCCCTCGCCAAGAGCTATTTCGAGCTTGAAAAGAAGCTTTCGTCCCGGTCGGCGGTTCCGACGCTGCCGGAGAACGCCACGCCCGAACAGGTTGCGGAATACCGCAAGGCGGTCGGCGTTCCCGAAGAGGGGAAGTATGATGTCGAGCTAGGCGGCGGGTTCGTCTGGGCCGATACGGACAAGGGCGTTCTGGAGGATTTCCAGAAGCACGCTTACGAAGCCAACATGCCGGCTGGCGAGTTCAAGAAGGCTCTCGCCTGGTATGCGCAGTGGCAGGAAAAGTCGCAAACTCAGGTTGTCGAGGCGGACAAGACATTCCGCGTCGAGTCCGAAGAGGCGCTGCGCGAACAGTGGGGGCCGGATTACAAACGGAACCTTAACGCGACGGCTTCGCTTTTCGCCAATCTGAAGGAAGACGTGAAAAACTCTTTCTTCATGGCGCGGATGCCTGACGGTCGCATGATTGGCGATCATCCCGAACTGGTCTCGTTCTTCTCCGGTCTCGCGCGCGAGATTAATCCGGCGGCGACGTTGGTTCCTACTTCCGGCGGCGATCCGACGAAGGGCGTCGAGGAACAGATTGCGGCCTATGAGAAGCGCATTGTCGAAGATCGCGCCGGATGGTTCAAGGACACGAAGGCTCAGGAGCACTATTCGCAGCTCTTGACCGCCCGCGACAAGATGAAGTCGCGCTAACATGCCGCTCAAAAAGGGAAAGAGCGACAAAACTGTTAGCTCGAATATTCGCACACTCATGCACGAAGGCAGGCCGCAAAAGCAGGCTATCGCTATCGCGTATGCTAAAGCTGGAAGGACGAAACAGAAAAAGAAGTCGCGGTCATGACTCCTGCATATTTGGCGGGATTCTTGGACGGAGAGGGGTCAATAGGTTTTGCTAGATGCAGAACCTCAATTTTCCCACGCGTCTTCATTACAAATACAAACATAGAAATACTGGAGCTGTTCAAAGAACAGTTCGGTGGCGATATAAAGCCTCTTTCAAAAAGGAAAGAGGGGTGGAAGCAAGGATATTGCTGGCGGTTATCATGGACTCCTGCAGTAATGTTTTTAGACCTTCTATCGCCTTATCTTGTAATAAAAATCGACCAAGCAATTACCGTTTTTGCATGGAACGCTATTAGGCTTGGTAGAGGAAGAGTATCGCCTGAGGCTAGGTCAGAATACGAAGATTCATGCGATCTTCTGCTTAACAGGATTAGGTGGCTCAATAAAAAGGGCCCGACGACAGAGCCTGATCCTATTGAGGCATATCTTCCCAGCAAGGCTGGCAGGAAGAAGCCGGCCAAGAAAAAGTGAATTTCGGGGGCGTTCGCGCCCTCTGAAACCTGCGGAGAGTATCCGGCAACCCGCCAAGCGGCCCCGGCGAAACCCGCGCAAAACGCGCAATCCGCGCAAACACTGCCTAAAGGTAAGCCCTGATCGACGGCTTGTGAGTAGCGGCCCGCATGGCGGAAACCCGCGAATAGCCAGTATCAGACAACCGAACCGTCAAGGCGCTTCCAACTAATGGAGGCCGCATTGGCCGATTCAGCATTCCAAACAATGTATCGCAAGGAGGCTATCGCTGGATTCGAGGTCAAAACCTCGATGCTGCGGCAGTCGACTGTCACTGAAGCCAATTTCTCCGGGAATTCGGCTATCTTCCTCGTCGCCTCGTCGGGCGATGCGTCTTACACGACGCGCGGCGTTTCCGGTCTTATTCCGGCTCGCGCTGACAGCCTGACGCAGAATACCTGCACCCTGACGGAGAAGCATGATCTTGTTCGCAAGACCGGCTTCAACATCACCAATTCGCAGGGCGACCAGCGCCGTATCATGCAGGACACGACCCTTGGCACGATCAATCGCGCCATTGACAACGAAATCCTGTCTGCTCTTTCGGCGTCGACCACGACCATTGCGACCGCGCAGACGATGAGCTTCGAGCTTGTCCAGCGCGCCAAGACGAAACTCGGCAACAACGATGTCCCGGTTGAGGAAATCGACAATATGTTTGCCGTCGTCTCGCCTGCCGCGATGGCCTACATCGAACAGGCTCCCGAGTTCTCCAGCAACGACTACGTGATGGTGCAGCCGCTCGTCGGTCCTGCTCGTCGCACGCTGCGTTGGGCCGGCTTCAACTGGATCGTCTCCAGCCTGATTTCGGGTCTCGGCACGTCTGCTGAGTATGTTTACTTCTACCATCGCAATGCGATTGGTTCGGCGGCGAACATGCAGGCGATTGACGCTCGGGCGGATTACGACGCGGAACAGGATTACTCCTGGGCGCGTGCGTCGATCTACTCCGGCGCGAAACTTCTCCAGACCGGCGGCGTGGTCAAGGTCACGCATGATGGTTCGGCTTACGCTTAATCGGAGGAATGAACGATGGCTTATGATACTGCAAACCCTCCGAAGCTTCTTGTCGGCTCTCTGGTGTCGGGCGATGGCCCGAGCCTGTGGGTCTACAAGGACGGCGACGTTGCGGCTGATGTCGATGCGTCCGGTTACTTCACCAACGGCGACGCGCTCGGCATGAAGGTTGGGGATTTCATCCTCCACTATGAGACGACCACGCCGCTCTGCCATGTGTGGGCTGTTATCTCTGTTACGGCCGGCGGCGCTGCCACGGTCTGCGGCACGGGCAACAACCTCGACATCACGATGGCGTAACGACATTGAGGGGCGGGATGGTCTCGCCCCTCATTTCCTGAAGGGAATGAAATGGCTAATCCGAACGAGGCGAGAATATTGCCCCACGGGCGATACGCTCTCGCGGAACACAAGCGTAACGTGTGGTTTGTGTCCGTCCCTGCCGACGTGACGAAGGACGATCTGTTGACGCCGGGTTATTGGGTGTCGATGTCTGCGAAGGGTGAAATCCGCCCCTGCGATGAGATTATCGTTCATCCCGACACGGGCGAATGGCGCATGGTGTTTCACGTCGTGATGGCGAACCAGAACGGCTTGACGCTGGCGCTTTTGCAGGAAAACAGCTTTGGCGCTGAAGTCGAGTCTGCGGCGACCGATCCGATTGGCTTTGATGTCCAGTGGCGCGGCCCTCATGCGCAGTTCGCGGTTATCAACCGGGCGACGAAGGAAGTTGTGAAAGACAAGCTTCCGACCAAGGAAATGGCTTTCCAGCATATCCGCGACATTGCCAACCCGAAGGCGGCTTAAGAGATGACAACGGCCCTCCTGCTCTATAATCAGGCGCTCATGCACCTTGGCCAGCGCAAGCTTGCCTCAACGTCTGAGGATCAAGAGGGCCGCTATTACCTCGATGAAATCTATTCGGACACGCTCAACTACTGTCTGCGGCAAGCGCCGTGGAACTTCGCTGTGCGGGCGGTCGAGATAGATTCTGACCTGACGCCGACGTTCCATTACTCCTACGGATTCGCCAAGCCGGCGGATTGGATACGGACATACGTCCTGTCCGACAACGAAGGCTTTGACCCGCCCCTGCTCGATTATCAGGATCAGGGCGGCTACTGGCTGGCGAATGTCGATCCGATCTATGTTCGCTATGTATCGACCACGCGCGGAACTGACGTAAGCCTGTTCCCGGTGGATTATGCGGATTACGTCTCGTCCTATCTCGCCTACCGCATTTACAAGCGCATTACCGGCCATGGCGAAGACGACGTGACCAACTTCCTGAAGAGACAGGTCCGCCCTGCCCTGCGTCGCGCGATGGCGAATGACGCCATGGATCAGCCGCCGGGGTTCGCTCCAACGGGTGAATGGGTGAGCTCGCGTGGCGGGAGCAAGGGTGAGCGCGGAAGTCGTTCTCGGCTGATCGGATAAAAGCAATTCATGCCTAGACAATCGGTCCCGTTCTTTCGGCTAAATAGTGGGGAAATCAGCACGTCGGCGCTGGCGCGTGTCGATCTGGAGAAGATGCGCCTGTCGGCGTCCTCCATGGTCAACATGCAGCCTTTGGCCACGGGCGGCGCGACGCTGAGGCCTGGCACCAAATATCTCGGCTCCGTCTACAGTGACGATCCCTGCAAGCTGATTGAATTCGTGTACGCGACCGATGACACGGCGCTGATCGAACTGACGGATTCGCTGCTGCGCGTGTGGGATAGCGACGCTCTGGTTGCGCGCGACACGGTGACGAGCACGATCCAGGCGTTTGCGTCCTGGACAACTTCGGCGTCTACCGGCGCGTCGATCACGGTCGCCACATATAACGGTTCGGCCAGCAATTTGGTTATCAAGGACGTGACCCGCAAGGCGCTGTCCTACGCCTACGGGACGATTGATTGCACGGGCAACCATAACCTCGTGCATGGGTTGCGCATTCCTGTCACGCAAGGCGGCGATCTGGTCTTCAAGATCGGAACGACGCAGGGCGCGGATGACGTTTTCCCCGAAACGAAACTCGGGACGGGCACGCATTCGATTGCCTTCACGCCGACGCAGAACACGCTTTATGCACGGTTTGAAAGCCACAGTCAGGAAAGTTTCGCCATTGCTCCGATGAGCATTGAGAGCGGCGGGACCATGACCCTGCCGACGCCGTGGCTTGAGGCTGATCTGCCGAATGTCCAGTATGACCAGTCTGCGGATGTGGTCTATCTCGCCTGCGACGGGTATCAGCAACGCAAGATCGAACGCCGGCAGAACAATAGCTGGTCGATTGTCCTCTATGAACCGACCGATGGGCCGTTCTCTGCGGCAACCGGGGATTCGGCTTTTCAATTCACGCCGGCTGCTCTGTCTGGCGATACGACGCTCACATGCTCCAAGGCGTTCTTTGACTCGACGGCGCACACTGGCGCGCTGATCCGTTTGTTTCATCTCGGGCAGGCGGTAAAATCGAGCCTCAATGTCGCTGGTTCGTTTACCGATCCGATCCGCGTTTCTGGCACGTCGTCGTTTACGGCGGGGGTTCCTACTGCAGAGATTACATCTGCCGAGCGCACGATCAGCATTGTCCTGAGTGGGACATGGGTCGGGACGGTCACGTTGCAGCGCACGTTTGACCCTGATGGCTTGTCGGACTGGATGAGCATTGGCACGGGTTCCCCGCCGGGTCCGTGGACGGGCAATGTCTCGACCACCTATGACGACAAGATGGATAACGTCATCGTCTGGTATCGTCTCTATGTCGATGCCTATACGTCAGGGACAGTGGTTGCGAGCCTGACGGTCGACGGTGGCGGCGGGTCTGGAATTGCCCGTATTCTCTCGGTGACGAATTCGACCACGGCGAGCATTCGCGTTCTCGATCCTTTCTATGGCTCGACCGACATTGCCGGCCTGTCTGCGGTTGCGGATAACTGGCGGCTTGGCGACTGGAACGGCGATGCGGGGTTCCCAACTGCGGTCGCGCTGCATGAAAGCCGGCTGTGGTGGGCGGGCGGCTCGCAAATCTGGGGATCAGAAACGGACGCTTTCG